CCGTCTTCGGGCTGATTGTCGACGCCGAGCGTCTGCCGACCGAGCGCCGAGCCGATCGTGTTGCTCTCGCGAAAAGCCGCGCCGAGCAGTTGAAACGCCTTTTCGTTCTTCAACGTCTCCGCCATCTGCTTGTCTTGCAGCACGGCGGGATCGACAAGCTCGGCCGCGCCCGTCTGCGTGCGGACAGGGAACTGCGAGGGATCGAGATCGAAGAGGGGCATTAGTCGGTCGGGGGCTCCCATTTCGGCGGCGCGTCAAGCGCGACGTCTTCGGCGCTCGGGTGCATGCGGTCATACTGCGCCTTCTCAAACTGCGCTTTCCGTTCCGCCGCCAACTTCTCCTGCGCCGGTCGCGGGTCCGCGATGAAGCCCTTGCCGTGGAGAACCTTGTGCATGGGTTGGCCGTCGACAGTCTCGACGTAGTGAACCGAGTAGGGCGCCGGCCGACCACTGCGCGCCGCCTCCGCCGTCAACGTCGGCAGCGGCATGAGATAGACCTTCGAGGGGTCGACGTCCGCGCCGTTCGCCTTTTTGATCTCGTCGGCAGCTTGTCGATAGATGTAATCCCACTTTCCGTCGACGTCGGGGTAGCTGCGCTCTGGCGGGAACTTCATGAGCACGCCGTTCGAGACGCCGTATAGCTTCTTCATCTGCGACGTCGCCCACGCCTGCGCGCGGTCCTTGTCGCCGCCCTCAGCGAAGTGCTGCGCGGCCAGTTCGGCGAAGTCCTGCATGATCGCGCCGCGCTGATCCGCGCCGAGCCCGAGCGCCGGCTTGCCGTTCCATATGCGCGAGATCAGGCCGCCAGCAAATGCGTTCTGCACCGTGCCCTGCGGATCGCCCTTCGCAAGCTCCTGCTTAAACGCCTTCACGTCGTCATCGCGCACCTTGGCGCTGCGCTTGAACTCTGGCGTGTTGCTGTCGGCGATCTTGCGCGCAGCCTCCTGCGCCGTCATGCCGAGATCGTTGACATAGTGATTGAAGGAAACGCCGGCCTCTTCGAGAGACGAGCCGCCCTGCACGCCTGCGAAGGCGTTCGGGTTGCGCGCGAGCATGTTGCCGGCGAGGTTCGCCGCCTCCTGCACCTTCGCCGGGTCGTTGGAAGCGAGGCCGCCGCGCATGGCGACGCCAGCCACCTCTGGCACGATGCCCGTCTTCTCGTAGACGGAGAATGCCGCGGCCGGCGTGTTGCCGAGCGCCTTCACGCCCTCGTTGACCTGATCCTTGTGGTCCTTGTCGAAGGGGTTCCACGTCGCCGCCGGGTCGTTGATGCGCGCGCTGAACTTGCCGAGCGTGTCCTGCCCCTCCTGCCGGGCGGCGACGATGCGCTCCAGCTTCGACACATCGCCGAAATCCGTCAGGCGGCCGTTGGCGCGCGCAGCGTCGATATCGGACTGCCCGATCTTGCCGTCGTGCGCCTTGAGCGCCATGTCGTTGAGCCACGCATTGTGATCGGCGGTGCGGCGCGCGTCGGCGGCGTTCGCCTGCTCCTGCGATTGGCGCTCCGCCATGTCGTAGACGCGCATGCGCTGCTGGTAGGTCATGTCGGAGAACCGCTTGTCCTCCTGCATCGCCACGGCCGCGCCCGTGAACTTCTGCGTCTGGAGCGCGTAGACCTCTGCGACGGAACGCGGCTTCGCCGGATCGCCGCCGACATAAAAGACCGTTGGATTGGATACCGCGGCCTGCGGGTCGACCGTAGCTGCGAGCTGGCTCGAATCCTTCTTCATCGCGCCGATGAACTTCGTCGCCCCGGCCGCGCCGAGGAAATGCGCCATGTAGAGGTTCTTCTCGCTCGGCTCGATCCCCGCGCTCTTGAGCGTGTCCGCGTTCTTCTCGGTGAAGATGCGGATCGCCTTCTCTTCCTGCGCGAGATCGCCGCGGCCGTTGAGCCGCAGCCCGGCCTCCTTGCCCTCCGGTGAGTTGACGACGGTCTTCCAAGTCCCGTCCGTCCACTGGTAGAAGCCCGTTGCAGACGACGCCAGTTCGCCGTTCGGGAGCCTGGGCCGCGCATTCGGATCGCCGCCCGCATTCTCCTTGCCGCGCAGCCGCGCGAAATATCCAGCCTTTACGGAGCCCATCGCGGTTGCGACCGCTTCGGGGCTGTCGTGCGCCTTGGCGACGGCGTAGACGTAAGCCGCGTCGTTCTTCCACTTGTCGCGGTGCGTGCGCTTGTCAGCTTCGGACATGCCCGACGCATTGATGATCTCTTCGCCGCGCGCGCGAAAAGCGTCGACGCTCTCGGGCTGCTGGTCGATCTGCGTGCTCAGCCGATCAAGCTGTTTGCCGACTTCCGACTTGTAGTAGCTGTCGCGCGATTCCAGTTCGGTCCTAAGCGCGAAGGCCGCGACGCTCTTGCGATACTGCTCCATGCGCGCGCCCCACTCCGCGCGCCGGGTGTCGGGCATGTTCTTCACGTTGGCGTCGAGCCACGCGCTTGACCGCGATGTGAACGTGTCTTCCGGCTGCGCGCCGGGCTTCGGCTCTTCGCCCGAGCCGTTCATGTAGCCCTTGGCGAAGTCCTTGGCGCCGTCCTTCACGCCGCGCGAGGCGGCGGCCATCTTTTCGTTCTCGGCCGCCTGGAAATCGGCGAACGACTTTTGCAGATTGAACTCGTCGAGGGTGTCCCGATCTTTCTTGAAGCTCGCGGCCGCATCGGCGATCAGCGCGCCGGCCTTGCCGAGAGCATCGCCATAGCTGCCGACCGCGCGTGCCGACTGCGCTCCGAAGTCGTCGCCTGACGCGGCGCGACCCCCAAGCTGCTGGCGCGGGCTCTGCGACGGCGTAAGGAGGTTTGTAAAGAAGTCCGCCATGTCAGACGTCCATCTGCGCGGACGCGCCGCTCTTGCCGAATTTGAGGCCGCCAGCGAGGCGGAAAGCGTCGAACATGCCGCCTAGCAGCTTGGAGCCTGCGCCGAGCGCGCCGGCTTGCCGGTCGTACTGCGCCTTGCGGTCATAGAGCCCCGCCTCGTTGAGGTGCCCGGTCGCCTCGACCTCGCCCGTGTAGATGCGCGTCATGGCGTCGAGCGTGTCCTTGTCGCGGAGCGCGTTGAGCGCCACGGCGGACGAGCCGACCGACGAATCAATCCCGTTCTCGCCCATCGCCGTCTGGAACGTCGCCTCGCGCTGACGGCCTTCGCTGACGAGCGTCGTCGCCTCCTGCGCGGCCTGCTCGCGGGCAAGCTGCGCACGAATGCGCTCCATGATCGAATTGTAGTCGGACGCCGCGCCTGACGCCTCGCCGGCCGCGCGCGCGCCGCTGGCGCCGAGCAGCGCGGAGCCCATGCCCGAAATACCGGCAACGGCGGTCAGCCCCATTGTGATCGGATCGGCCACTATCTCACCCGTGCGTAGAGCGCGAAGTCTCGACCTTGGAAAAACTTACGCATGACGCCTTCCTGCTCGAAGCCGAGCAGCCTGATCCAGCGATGACCCTCGTCGTGATCGAGCGCGATGTGCGCCTCGATCCGCTCGAAAGCGGCGACCGTCAACCGGCGGCGCACCTCGCGATGGATCAGCGTCATGGTAGCACCGATGCTATCGGATAACACCCCCCATACGACGGCGCGGGTGTCCGTCTGCGGCGAGAGGCCCCCGAGCGCCAGAGGCGCCGTACCGTCGACGGCCGCCCACGCCTGCCCCGTCTCGATCGCGCGGCTCACCATCGCGAAGGTCATCTTCGGGTGGAGCGCCTGGGCGCGCTGGACGCGCATGCGCAGCAACATTCCGGCTTCGGCGGGAACGACGCTAATCATTGATCTCTACCCGCGGGACTATGCCGACGACCGTAAAGGGCTGCGGGTCGTCCTGCACGAGATATATCCATCCGTCCGTGTCGGTATTGACCGGCGCCGTGACCATGACGTCGCCCGTGAACGGGACTGGCGTGTCGGAGAGCGCCGCGTCGGAGCGCAGGCCAGGAACGATGATCGGGTCCAGTCGGTCGAGCGACGGACCGAGCTTACCGCCGATCGTGTCCTTAAGCCGCAGGAATATATCGCCGAACGACTTTATCCGCGTCTGCGCAGTACCGTCAGGCATACTCACGTCGAGCCTCATCGGCGCGACGATCGTGCGGTAGGGCAGGCCGACGTGGACGATGGAAGCCGGCCAATCGAGCGAGATCGTCCCGTCCGCGGCGACGACCTTCTGCGGGTGCGTGGCGCCGTCCGCGCGGACGGCCACCGTCTGCCCGACGAGGTGCGTAAGACCGCCGATCGTCTGCGTGGCCGCGCCAGAATAGGTGAGCCCCGCGTCGCAGTAGAATGCGGCCTTGACGTCCGTCTCAATTTTCAGTTCGTCTTCGATCCATTCGACAAAGCGCACCGTCTGCCCGTTGATGGTACGGTTGACGATAAGCCACCTGTCGTCGCGATCTCCATCCGGCGATGCGACGCATGCGGTGCTCTCGATAGCGCCGTAGGCGCCCGATGCGCTCACGCCGCCCATCTGGAAACGCGCCCATCCGACGACATTGCGCTCGCGATTGTAGGTGAGCGTCGACATGATACCGTCGCGTCGCACGCATCCAAGTTGCGTGTTCGGCTCCTGCGCGTAGTCGGCGTCGACCGCGCGCTCGCGCAATATGTGGTCGGCTAGCGCGGTAAGATCGTCGGCCTTGAAATTCTGACCTGTGTCGTCAACGATCATTTCGCGCAGCCGCTTGCCGCCGCGTTGGAAGAAGAGCACGGCGTTTCCCACCGCGACCGGCTGCGTGAACTGGCCGCCATAGCGCGTCTCGGGATCGGCCTTCACGTTCGTCGACGAGAATACCTGGTTGCCTGTCTGCTCGCCTATAGATGCTTCGAGCAGCGAACCGCCGACGAGCGCACGTTTCGACGCCATGATCCACCGCGCCGCGTCGAGCTTGTCTATACCCGTGCGGATCACGATAGCGGATTGCGCCGTAGGAAACGCGCCGTTCGTCTTGAGCGAGAAGTCGTCGTAGCCGCCTTCGACAGAGAAAGCATGCCATAGATCGCGCGTGTACCACACACGATTACGGTATACCTTGACGTCTGTCGGGTAGCCGTCAACGGAGTTGAAGAGAGATCGCCCCCACCGCGTTGTCGAGTTGGAGCCCGAGCCGGTAGCGACCGTGCCTACGCTGCCAGCGTTTATCATTGCCTTCGGAAGTTCTGGCGTGACGCCAGCCGCCGCGTTGCCGTAGTTGGCCGCTTCGACAACGGTGCCCGTCGCGCTGAGCCCGTCACCGGTCACAGTAGCTATCTTCACGATGCCGAAGCCCGAGTGGACATACTGCCAGCCGATTGACGTCGACCCATCCGTGACCACGCCAACGAGGTGGGTAGGCGGAACAGACGCCGTGGTGCCGAAGATGCCAGAGAAGGACACCGCTCTGTAGAAATTCCCGTTGTTGCGAACAATCGTCCCGAGCGCGAATGTCACGCCGGCCTGCCATACAGTCGTCGCTCCGGGGTCGACGATCTCCATGTAAAAGTAGTTGTTGATATCGCGCGCATCCCACACCGCCGCGCTCGCGTAGAGCGTTACGCTCCCGGTCGCCGCCGACGCGGAAACCTTGATCGTGTTGAGTGGGTCAACGGATACGAACGGCCCCCACTGGAAATCGACGGGCGTCATCGTCCAGTTCGTCGCGCCGAGACGCTTTAGCTTCTGCGGCGCGACAGTCCCGTTGGCGCTGCACAGCCACATGATATCGTTGAGCTGCGCGCTGCGGAGCGCGCCGCTCTGATCGGGCGCAACGAGCGAGGCGGCATTGAACGCTGACACGATCTCGTATGGACTACCGGCCGATAGAAGCTGCCCGCGGTTCGTGAAGAAGCGGAGATATGTATCGCCGAACTCCAGCACGTAGGATTGGCGCGCGGAATATTCGAACTTGCGCAGCCACGCTTTGCTGTTGCTCTTCGTCGACGCAACGTAGCGAGAGCCCGCACGGTTGCGCGCCGGGCCTTGTGCAACCGGGATCGCGTTCAGTAGAACCTTACAGCCGCCACGATACTTGTCCTGGTCGGTGCGTGCCGCCATGTTCTCGGACAGTTCGCCCGCGTTAAACGCCTGAATGAGCGGAACGGCGCGCGGCATGTCACCACGCCCTCGACGTGATCCAGCTCCCGTCTTCGCGCTCGCGCGGCGGCAGCTCGATAGCATTCGTGCGCTTGGCGTCGAAGAGCGCCTGTCGATAGTCCTCGCGGATCGTCTTCGTGCGCGCCTCGTTCTTCATGAGCGACGGCGCGGCGCGGTACGCGAGCATGAAAGACAGCGCCTCGACGAAAGCGGCGTCGAATATTTCGGGCTGCTCCGTGACGTCGCGCACGTAGCGAACGCGCAGCGGAGCGTCGAGGTTCGTCAGGATGTACGGACCCTCGATCGTGAATATCGGAAGGTCTTCCTGCGCCGCCTCGCGTATCGAAGTGTCGATCCACAGATCGCTAGCGACGACGAGCCGCATGAAATCACCCGGCGTCCTGAACTGGCGCGCATAGTCGAACGACGGCGTAGCGACGTCAGCCGCGAGCGAGGCGCGGGCCATAGCGAACGACCATGCGTGCTTTCGCAGTTCTGCGCGCACAACGACGGGATAGATAGCCGTCATCGTACGCGCGTTCTCGGTCGGATCGGTGAGCGCGCCGGCAGGCGGCTTGCCAAGGTGCGCGAGCGCCGCGTTGATGATCTGGAGCTTGGTGTCGGCCGCGCTCATGCGTCACCACGTAAATTTTATTCGGCCGTTCGCGCCAGCGCCCGACGTTGCGCCGCCGTTGAACGATGAGCCGCCCGCGCCGCCCGGCGTGTTTCCGTCAGAGGCCTGCGCACCCCCCGCCGTTCCCGCGCCTCCAGCCCCGCCATCTGGTGAACCGGCAGCGCCGCCAATTCCCGGTGTTGAGCCAGAACTATTGCCTCCGGTCCCGCCATTTCCGGCAGAACCAGCGCCGCCGCCGCCGCCTGCGCCGGCAAGCACAGAAGACCCGCCCGCGCCGCCGGTGAATGTGACCGAGCCGACCGTACCAGCGCCGCCAGAGCCCGGCGTCGAGCCATTGGATGCGCCGCCGCCGTTGGCGTTGACGCCGTTAGACGAGGCGCCGGGGGCTGAGTTTGCCGCCTTGTTGACCCACGAGGGATTGCCGGCATTGCCGACAGCGCCGCCCGCAGGCTTGGCCGCGCCTGCGCCAACCGAGTAGTAGACCGTCGCGCCTGCCGTGACCGAAATGACCGAGCGGGCATATCCGCCACCGCCGCCTGCGGGAGCGGTTGGAGACCCGCTCGGAGAGCCAGAAGCGCCGGAGCCCCACGCCTCGACCGTGAGCGAGGTCACGCCGGCAGGAACTGTGAACGTCCCTGCGCCGGTCGCCGTGATCGTCTGCGAGCCGTGCGAGACGGCCGCCGCGGCGCCCGCGATAAACCCGATGCCGATGCCGATGCCGATCGGCCTCACACGAGCACCACAATGCCGGTGGCGGTCGTGTTTGTGGTCCAGATGCGCGTGACGCGGATCGGGATCGGCACGCCGGCCGCGCAGGGAATGACGAGCGTCGTGCCGCTCTTCATCGTCACCTGGACGTTGCCGGCCCCGGCCACGACGATCGCACGGCTCTCGATCGAGATATCCGCGCCGTCGTTCGGCGTAACAGCAAAGGCGTCGTCCGCAGACTGGAGCCCATGAACGCCTTGAGTAGCCATAGGTCAGCTCCTTACGGCGTCGGCGGCCACACGCCCTTGATAACCGCCTGCTTGATCTTCTCGATCAGGTTGACGGCCTCTTCCTTCGTGCGGCAGTTGGAATCGTCGATCGTCAGGCGCACGGCGGACGTGCTGATCGACGACCCGCTCAACTGATTGGCGACGATGTTCTCCACCGAATCATCGTTCACGGCGTCGTACTGGTGCTGCGCCATCGCGCGCCTCCGGGTTCAAGGAGACGCGGCCCGTAGGCCGCGTCGAGTTGCGCAGAGCGCCCAGGCAGGGCGGGAGTAAGAGCCCTGCGGGTTACTGGCGCGCAACCTCGATATCAATCACGAGGGTGCCCGACGTCGGGAGGTTCGCGGTCGCGCACGTCAGATAGACGGACGTGTCGGCCGTGAAGTGGGAGGCCGCCAGCGCCGAAGCCTTGCCGAACGGCGTCGGCGTGTCGGTCGCCGTGAAGGTCGCCGCCGCGCGGAACTGGCCGTTGGAGGCGTGCGACTTGTTCGTGCCGATCGCCACGACGGCGGAGCCGAGCGAAGTGTCGGTCGTCAGCCAGCCGCACTTGAACGAATAGCCGGCGGGGATGCGGCAGAGCAGCACGTTGTCGGACGTGGTGACGGCCTGCGTGTCGGAGCCAGAGCCGGTCGTCGTGGTCGCGGCGGCCATGTTGATGATCGCGCGATAGAGCACCTGCCGGCCGCCGTACTTGCTCGACGACGGCTTGATGACGGGCTTGAGAGATTCGCCCGTGATCAGGGCGGAATAGAGATCGGCCATTGAAGCCTCCGATGCGGCGCAGCGCGCCTATTGAAACGAAGGGCGCGGCGCCGAAGCGCCGCGCCTGTTAGCCGGTGGTCGTGATCTGGACGACGCGCTTCTCTTCGGTGCGGGTCGCGCCGATCGTGGTCTTCGCGTAGCACTGCGTCGCGTAACGCTTGTCGGGACGGGGGTCGACGCGGACTTCGACGTCCGCCCACATGCCGAGGTGCATGCCGCTGCGCGCCCACGCGGGGCACAGGCGGTTGCCGCCCGAGACGAGCGTCGCCGCGGCGTCGTAGGCGTTGGTGTCGGAGAACTCCACGTGCTTGAAGTTGAAGCCCATGAAGTCCGTCACCTTGCCCTCGACGAGCGTCGGACGATTGTTGAAATCCAGGTTCGTGACCTGAATTTCGTTGAGCAGGCCGTCATGATCGGCGGCGGTGATCCCGCAGAAGAGCTTTTCCTCTTCGAGATCGGTGCCTGCCGCCATGAACAGGCGCTTGGCCGCGCGCAGCTTCGCGACGTTCATGTTCGACGACGTGCCGCCGACATTGACGCCGACCGCCTGTCCGCCGGGGAAGGACGTCGACGTGGTGCCGTTCTCGCCGGTGTTGGCCGCGGCGAAGAACGCCTGGAGCACTTCGTCGTCCTGCGCGCGGCGCATCGCCGTGACGGCGTTCTGGACGTAGCCCGAAGTCGGGTCGATCAGCATGCGCAACCGATCCTGGTTGTCGATCAGATCGGCCCATTCGTAGTCGTTGGGGTAGACCCAACGCGCGTCGGCGGGGGTCGAGATCAGCGGCGTGTCGCTGTGGCGCGACAGGTTCTTGACCGGCTTGACGGCGCCGATCTGCTCGACGGCCTTGGCGCCTTTGCCGGTGTAGGAGCCGGTCATAACGGCGTCCTGAAACTTGCCGCCCTTCTGCTGGAGCAGCATCATGACGTTGGTGGTGTAGGCCTGGACGAAATGGGTAGGCACCTGGAAAGACATGGCGCGATCCTCTGTGTTTCAGGGGTTCGCGGTTGTCTGGCCGGGGCGGCAGGCCGCTAAAGGACTATCCGAACGCCGCGCGCTGCTTGTGCGCCTCTTCCCATTCGATCATTGCCTTGTCGCGAACCTTCGCGTTGGGCGACTGGAGACGGGACTGGAACTCGGAATCCTTCGTAAGCGCCTCCACCTTGGCTTGGGCGCTTTCCTTTGTCAAGGTGAAAGTAGCAGACTTGCTACCGTCCGACCCGAGGCGCGGGCCGCCGTGCTCGGACGTCATTTCGCCGACCATGTGCGCCCACGTCAGGAGCGTCTTCGTGCCGACCGCGCGCTCCAGCTTATCGCGCAGCGCCCGGTCCTTGAGGCCGAGCGCCGCCGCGCCGCGCCCGGCGGTCTCCAGCTTCGCGTCGAAGTCGGCGCCCCATTCGGTCTGGAGCGCCCGCATGTCGGCGTCGCTCTGTGCGAGGAACGCCGTCGTCGCCGCGGCCTCCTGCTGCTGATAAACCGCCGCCAGTTTCTCGCCCGCGCCCTTCGGAATGCCGGCGTCTTTCATGGCCGCCGCCATCATCTTCGAGAAGGTCGGGTCGACGCCTTCGGCGATCTTGATTTCATAACCTTCGGCCTTGTCGGGCACGCCGAGCTTCGTGTGGAAGGCGGCGATCTCTTCGGGCGTCGACTTGTCGGTAGGTATGGTGACGGTGCGGCCAGCGCGATCGGCCCCGAGCAGCTTCTCAAGATTCGTGTAGCTCTCGACGACGGCGCCCGCGTCCTTCCAGCCTTTCGTTTGGATCAGGGCGTGCTGTTCGGTCGGCAGGGTCGAATACCACGGCGCGTCGCCCGTACCGCCTGCGCCGCCGTCCTGCGCGCCGCCGTCGCCGGCGCCTCCCATCTTGCCGGCCAGTGCGGCGCTCGCAGCGCCAGAACCGCCGTCGCCAGCGCCGCCAGCGCCGCCAGCGGCTCCGCCGGCCTCGCCTTCGCGGACGAAGAACGTCGTGGAGAGAAAGAAGAACTTCCGCATTAGTCATCCTCCGAAGCGGTCAATATCTCGATCTTGTCGACGAGCAGCATACGCTCCAGCCGCTCGAACACTTCCTGCCTGCCGAGAGCGATCATGGTCGCATTGACGTCGACCGCGCCCGTGACGGGGCTGTACTGTGTCGTCCTGCCCGCCTTGCAGAAGCGGCGTAGATCGGCGACGAGACATCTCGCATCTGCGTTGAGACCGCCGCGGCCGTCCGTCAGGAGCCGCCGGAGCGCGAGCTGCTTGCGCGAATAGTGCTGCGCGCTCACGCGCGGCCCGCGGGTTCGGCGGCGAGCACGGCGCGCGCCAAGGCGTTCTGCTCCAGCGCCCGCGCGCCGGAGGCGATGCGCGCGAGATCGTCGCCTGAGGCGTACCAGTCGACGTTCACATTGCCGTCCGCGTCGACAGTGACGACGCCGAAAGCGCGCACCTCGTCGGCCTCAAGCTCCTTGTGCCTGCGGCCCATCGCGTTCTCGGGGCGATCCCACGTCGGGTCGTTGAATCTCATGCGGTGTGAATTTTCTGCTTCGAGTCGACGAACGCCGAGAACTTCTCCACGCGGTCGATCATGACGTTGCCGAGTATCTGGAGATCGCGATTGCCGTAAAGCGGATCGAGCTTGAAAGCTTCGTTGGCCTTACCGCGATCGTCGACGAAGACGATATGGAAGGTCCGCACCTCGCCGCGCGCCGCCTTGCGCGCGAGCGCTTCGAGCGCCTGTGGAAGCTGGACGGCGATTTGCGCGGGGAGAAAGATTTCAGCCACGATTCTTGCTCGGGTTCGCCAGCACGTAGCGTTCGAGCGCCGGGTACTGCGGATGGTCGCGGAGCGCAATATTCAGCTTCGCGTTCATGTCGCGGACAACTTCCTTCCCGATATCTACACGCACGGAGACGATGTGCGGAGCCATTTCCTTCGTATCGAACGCGATATGGTAGGTCTTCATGGATCAGAACCCCGGTTGCCGCGCGACGGCCTGCGCCTGCGCCATGCTCTTCGCCGCGGCCGCCGCCTGGGGCGCAAGCTCCGTGAGCTGCTGCACGGCCTGCGCCTGCTGCTCCTGCTGCGCCTTGGCGGCCATTTCGTCTTCGGTGTTGAGGCACCTGACAGGCATGCCGTTGACTTCGGCCAGCGTGTCGACAGTGCGCTCCCAATTGAACTTGCGCAACACCGTGGGGTCGATATCTGCGATCGGCTTGACGGCCTCGATCGTGCGCAGGATGCCCACACCTTCTTCCGCCCGCATCGCTCGGTCGAGCGGCGAGGAATATTCGATCTTGAGCCCGCCGCGCGCCATAAGCTCTTCGGGCGGTTGCGGGATGCGGCCGGCGTGCCAGTGGATATCCAGCTCGCGCTCGATCATCGGGCCGAGCAATTCCGACTGCTGGCGGCCGATCGTCGGCGCGAGCAGCGCGCCTTTCTCCTGCGCCCGCTCCAGCACTTCGGTCGCTGTCATCTGCGGCGTGTCGATCAGGATTTGGAACAGCGTCACGAGGAACGAGCGATTGATCGTCTCGCGCCGCTGGTTCTCCATTTCGAGCGTGATCCGCGGATCGCCGGTCGGCTCCATGCGCTTGGCGAGCTGGTCGCCGCGCTCGTTGAGGTAGCCGGCGTTTATGGCGCCTGGCTTCATGGAGAAGGGCGACAGGGCGTCGACGTCGCTCGTCAGGATCGGCGCGTCGGCGATGAGCTGGCCTACGCGCAAGTTCGTCTTCGCCATTTCGTTGAGCGAACGAATGTCGGCGAGCGCCATTTGCGCAGGCGAGCGTCCGTAAACCTCGCGCGCCGCCGTGGTGTAGCGCGAAACGGCGTAGGGCATGGTGCGGAAGCCGCCGACCGAAAGCTCCGTCGATCCCTCGATCGAGATATCGAACGACGCGATGTTCATGCCCCGGAACGTGCGCGAGCCGCGCTTGACGTCTTCGTTCGGCATGGCGACATGCAGGAACTCGAACGTGCGATCCGGTTCCTTCTCGACCCACTTGCGGATCGCTTCGGGCAGACGCTCGCCCCAACGCTGGTAGGCCGCGCGCGCCGACAGTTCGTAGCGCCGGAACATCGTGTCGACGAAGCCCTGCGCGTTCTGCGCAATGAAGGCTTCGGCGAGCGGGATCGTGTGGTAGCAGACGCCGCGGTTGCGAGCGTCTTCAATGAACATGATACCGGTGCCGAAAGCTCCAAGCTCCAGAAAGACTTCTTGGATTTGAGAGGCGAAGTTGGCGTAGGGCGAGTAGCGCGCGGCGAACATGAACGCGCGAACGTCTTCGTTGAAACGCCGCACGCGGAGGCTCGACAGGCTTTTGTCGACCGGCGCGAGGCCGTGCCAGTACTGTGTACGCGGGACGAGAAGGCTTTCGAGCGCAGCGGCGAAACTCTCCAGTGCGAGAGGCGCGGTGCTGTCGTAGATGAACTGGTCGCGGCGCGCGCCCTGGACGGCCTTGTTGATGAAGTCGTCGTAGCGCGGCAGGACTTGCATGCCGATCATGTGCCACTGCCGCTCGAACTGAGCGCGCTTGGTCTTCATGTTCTGTTGGCGGTCGATCAGCTCCTTGGCCGTGCTCACGTCAGCCTCCACAGCGCCGTGGCGCAGATAGCGACCATCAAGATCAGAAACCCGAACACCCACATCGCCGTCAGGGCGACGTCGCGCAATTCCCGCGCGCTCGCTTCCTCGTCGCCAAGGTCGATATTGAGCCGACGGGGGTCGGGCAGATCGTCCTTCATTCGGCCAGCTCGTCGGCGACGAGCTGCGCGTAGCCCGCGATATCCGCCCAGTGGTCGCGATGATCGGGGTTGCCGGCGAGGATGCGCCCGACCTTGTGGACGTTCATTTCGAGCGATTCGCGCTGTGCCGGGTTGAGCCGCGCCCACCCGTCGCTGGCGTGCATGACGTCCTTGAGCGCCTGCGTGATCCGCGCGTGCTCGCCGAAGTCGCCGTGCGTCTTGCCGCGGGCGGCGAGGATTTTGCGAATGCTCACTGTGCGCCTCCTGTTGCGGTCGGAGCGCCAACGCTGCCGAGATCGGAAAGGCCGCGCGTCCCGGCGAGCAGCGTCGAGCCGCGGCCGGTGTTGCGAATGCGCTGCTGATCTTCCTGATTGCGCCGCGAGATCGCGTCGTCGATCTGCGGAACTTTGGGGGGCGGGATGATGACGGGAGGCGCAGCCTTGGGCTGATCGAAGAGCGACATTCAAACCTCTGCGGCTACCACACCTCGCCGGTTCCCTCCGCCACCCGTGGCTCGCCGCCCCTGACGGGAACGCCGAATCGCGTGCGGGCCTCGACGATGCGCGCCTTGCGAAGCATCATAATAGCATATCTGCTAGCCGATAACAAGTCGTCGTCGATCTTGACGAGCTTCGAGCCGCCGTCGGCTGTCTCTTCCCTGTGGTAGAGGCGCTTCTCTTCGAGCCAGAGGGGACACGTCCTGAACACCTTGAGGCGGCCTGTCTGCATGCGTTCGAGCATGAAGAAGTTTCCGGCCTCGACGCTGTTCGTTCCGTCGGGGAAGGTCGCGTGCTCGGGCAGCATTTTGAGCCGCGCGTCGCGGTACTGCTTCCTGATCTGGCCGCCCGCTCCCTTGTCGTGCTGGAGCCCGTCGTGCGGCCACGCCCACGGCAAGTCTTCGCCCCATCCGAGAAGCGTCATGGCGTGCTCCTGGGCGGTCTTGCGCTTCTGCCGGTACTCGCGAACGATGTAGACGATATCGTGCTCGGGGTCGTGGACGATCTCGACGGCGCCGGTAGGGTGGTCCCATCCGAAGTCGATCCCGCCGAGCCGCCGCCACCACACGGGAATGGGGATCGGATCGCACGTGATCTCTTCGTCGGCGATCGGGAACACCGCGCCGGCGCCCATCGTCGGCACGCCGTTGGCGCGCGCCTCGCGTTCGTGCGCAGGGTAGCCGGCGATGATACGCTCGCGGTCTTCTGGCGAAATATGCTCGGCATCCCTGATCGTCATGACGACGACCTTGCGATGCTCGCTCGGCTCGTTGAGGTATCGCTTGACGACTTGCGATATGCCGCGCAGCGGCGTGAAGGTGACGAGGACGATGCCCTGCGTCGCCGTCGTGCGGGTGCGGCCTTCGGAGTAGACGTCGAAGGGAGGCTCTTCGTCGAACCACACGCCGTCGACGGTGTTTGCCTGCCATTTGCCGCGGCCCTGGTCGTAGGACTTGAAAAGCAGTGTCGACGTGCCGGCGACGTGCCTAACGGTCACGCTGTCGAGCGCATTGGGGACGCCCTGCTTGCGGTTCCAATCGAGCAGCGCCTCCTTGGGGATCGCGCCGGTTCCCCATGCGCTTTCGTCGGCTGGCGGACCGATGAGCAATCGCTGCACGCCGTCGCGCGTCAGCTCGGACGATTCGGAACCGGCGAGCCACGTTACGGGCTTGTCGAAGCGCCGCCCGCCCCACGCTTCGCCGTTGGGGCCGCGATAGAGATCGTAGCGGCCGGTCAGATGCAGAGCCACCTCGAACGCGCCAGCCCACGTCTTGCCGAGCTGGTTTCCGGCCATGAACAGCCGCTCGTAGACGGGCTGCGCGCCCACGCAGTGGAACTCATGTTGCTTTGGGTATGGGCGATAATACGCGAGACGGTTCGTCGACTGACGTTTCGACTGCTCGGCCTTCAAGCGTGAGAGCAGGAACTCCTGTTCCTCCGCCGACAGGCTTTGCAGATCGTGCTCGCTGATCTCGAATACGCTCAAGTCTGTCGAGGATTGTTGCGAGCTTGTCATCGTCTGCGTCCTGTAGCGTGGTGTCGGATATCTCGATCTTCGACGGCATGAGCTGCGCGACGATGCCGAGAGACTTCACGGGGTCGTGGAAGAAAGCGCGGCGGATGACGCTCTCGCCCTGCTCCTGCCAAGCGGCGTAGAGGTTGTCGAAGAACGTCGTCGCCAGCTTGTTGCGCGTGCCTTTTGGCCGCCCCGGCCCGCTTGGGCCGCCCTTCGTGAACAATCCTCCCTTGCGCGCGAACGGGTCTTCGATCGGCTTCGGCGGTTCGGCCGCTGGGGCCGCCTGCTGATCGAGAGGCGGTAGCCCGAGCATTTCGCGGGCGAGGGGGTCGGTGATCTCGTCGTCAGCCATTTGTAGCATCCGTGCTAACAATCTGGTCGGCCTCGTGCGCGTCGCGCCGCGGCAGCCGAGACAGCATGTCGGCGTATTGCTGGTCGAAGTGGTCGTGCGCGAGGCGGCGCTGCGGTTCAATGGCGCTCTGGCGCGACGGCCTCTCTGGATCAGCGGCGCTCTGGCGCGACGGCCTCTCTGGATCAGCGGCGCTCTGGCGCGACGGCCTCTCTGGATCAGCGGCGCTCTGGC